AGAAATCAAGTGCGACAGTAACCACAGCTGGCACAACGTGCCGCAAAGCCGCGGCCATGCCCGGGGATTTGGCAGAGTAATTGAAAACAGTTTTTCCCGGCGCGTTTTTATGCATCCAATATTTGGGGGCAAAGTGGGAATAGGTAAAGGCGACCCCCTTAGTTGGGACGGCGTTCGATAGCGCGTTTAAATATTCTAGATCGACCTTTGACGCGCCACAGCCCGACGGGTTCAATTCACAGCTGGACGGGCAAGTGCCGAATTTCTCTTGCGACCCGGCGCGATATGTTACGGCCAGCCCTTTGGTCTTTTGGGCGCGGCTTGTTTCAACAGTTTTCAACATTGTGCATTCTCCAATATATGCGGGTTGTCCCATATTATAGAACGAAAAAGGCCCGCCAATCAATAGGGCGGGCCAATCTTAATTTTTAGAAGTTTTTAGCTGTGGGGGTAGCCGTCCGCCTCAATCCCAATATACATTCCGCACCATTTGACCATGACGCTGTCATCATATGTTGGCTCAACAGTCCGACGGAAGGCCAGAAAAGAAACGTCGCGGGTGCTGCCGTGCTCGTGCTGGCCGTCGACCCACTTGCGGTGCAAGGTTTGGGCCTGTGGTTTAGTAAGCCGCATCTTTAAACCTCCAACTTAACTGTAGCATCGCGCAAAATATCGCTAACAATGTCGGCAACCTCCGACTTGTAATCGTACATATCAAAGCCAACCGCGTCGGCTATCTCGTCGCTATGGTCGCTGGCATCAAAACCATCGCGGGCCATTTCCTGAATTTCGCTTTCATAGGCGCTAATATCAAAATCGTTGTCATAATCGAGCATGGCGGATTTTACAGCGGCGTCTATTTGATCGGCAAACAAATCGGCAAACCCCTGCTTAAAGCGATTAGCGTCAGCCAGTTCAGCCTGTAACCGATCCCGTTCTGCAATAAGGTCCATTGCCGCCTTTTGAGCAGCGGCCAAATCCGCCTTCGCTTGGTCTTTATCGACAACCAAAGCATCAACAAAGTTCCCGCGTGTGATCGGCATATTTTCAATTGGGTGTGTCATGGTACATTCTCCAAAATGTAAAGTTTCCGGACGGGAACCGCCCGGTATAAGAGTTCTCGCATATAAATTTCTAACGGTCAAACAAAAAAAGGCCCGCGCTATGGCGGGCCAGTTGGGCGGTATATGTTGCAGGGATTAGGCTGCGACGCGCTGCCAATCACGAGCGGACATATTGAGCAGCTGCCCGCCGCGTTGCTGCCATGTGTCAACGTCATCAATATCGGCACGATGGGATACCGCAGTAACCGCGTTGACAAGTGTGGCACGGGATAGCGGGCGGCTGTTTTCATAACCAGCCTGACCGATTGTTGCCATCAAGCCATTTAGAACGTCGCTGTTTTCTTTTTTGGTCAGCTGCATGACGCGGCCCAGATTGTTGACAACGTCGGTCACATCGGTGGCCTCGCCTTCGATCACATCAGCAGCTGCGGCGCGCATTTGCTGGCATATATCGTCAAAGGTTTCGCGGCTTGAATAGTGCCCAACCAAATCGCGCAGCTTCAATTCCAAAGCCCGATTGTCCGCATTTTTTGCATCATCGGACAGAAGGCCCCAATCGTCGCCATCGCGGGCGGATGTGATGTGGCTTGACCGGGTTTTGTTTTGGGTTTGCATCCCGTTCAGGCAAGCCAGCGTCCAAGCGATTTGATAAACAGTAACCGATCCCGCACCGACTTCTGAATTGCCAAAACCAATCCCGTTTGCCATGTGGTCTCCAACATTGGCACCAGTGCCCAATTGCTCCAAAGATTTTAAACGTAGGTACATCCGCTTTTCTGAAACATCGGCGGACACAACTTGAAACTGTGCCGGATTATCGATCAGCTGGGGAAGGCAGGCTTCAAGCAAATTGACGTTATCAAAAGTTTTGAATTTGTCAGAAACAAAAGCCCGCGCTGTGCCGTCAGTATCAAACCGATCATCGGCATGGGTGCGGATCATGCGGCGGGTCGGTTCTTTTTGCCAGATAGCATTGGTCAGATTGTCAAATTCCCGGGGATAATTAGACTGCAAACGGCGGGCTGTGCGGGTATCGATCCCGGCATGGGCAGCGATTTGACCAAAGGCTGTATCGTTAATGTCAAAACGTTTTGTCGGCACACCCCGGTTGGCCTCAATAACAATCTGGGGTTTGCCATCCAAAGTGGTGGTTTTTTGCAAATCGTTTGTTGGGGCCAGATAATCGGCCGATCTTGCGGCTTGGTCCTGCACTTTCATCATCAGTGCAGTAAGGGTGTTTTTGCTGTTTTCAATATTATGTGTCATGTTTTACATTCTCCAAAAAGTAAAAGGGCAGGATAGCCCCGCCCTCTTTCTCGCATATTGTCGCATAGACTGCAAGCAAAAACTTTAGAAAGTTTATCGCCGCCTTTTGCGCCGGGGTTTGCTGGCCCTGCGACTTAGCTTGTCATAATCCTTGCCATAGATTAGCCGCCCCAGAAAACTAAACAGAAACATTTTTGCGACCCCCTTTCCCGTTAACGTGCAATTTATCCTGATCTATAAAATGAAAGTTACCGCCAGTGGTTTTGTACAGCATACCATCCCCGGTCCAATCTTTTATTAAATTTTGCCGATCCATTAATTTTGCAATGCCCGCCAGTTCTTCTATTTCATTCAAGCTTAATTTTCTGCTGCAAGTTATGTTCATCACGCGGCCTCCAAATCATCGGCTATTTGATACAGGTTCTTTAAACATTTTATCGCCGCCTCATCACGGCCAGCCAACATCATCATTTGAAAAACGCTCAACTGGTGGCGGATTTTTTGGGCAGGGGTTTGTTCTTTCTTATCGGTCATAACCTTCTCCAATTAGTTTACGTCATATAAGCATATGGGATTATATGGGAGAGATCAACTGAAAAACAGCGTTCCAATCAAAAGGGTGTTCGAACGTACCAGCGGCAGGGGTTTTCAACCCGTCTTCTGCAAGGGATATAGCCTGAGACGCTCTGTAAAGGTACAGGGTGGCCTTAACGTCTGCTCGGGCCTGTTGCTTAACCAAAACCCAACTGCTGCTCTTTTGATGCCTTGTGAGCCACGCAACTTGATGCGGGCTTAAATTAACCGCGTTAGCCTTACAAAACTTTAACTCTACAAAATGCAAGCCGCCGTTCTCATCACAGGCCAGAAGATCAGGAATTCCTTGGCCGACCCAGTTTTCTATCCGGGTCAGGGTCCAATTACGGCGCGACTTATTAGCGGTCTTGAATTGCCTATACAGACCCGCTTCGTTGGTCATCTTCTGTTGGGGTAATATCGATAACGTCTTCGTCATATCCGCCCTTCAATTCGTTCAACGCTTTCAAAACTTCCTCTTTGCTCATGCTGTCGATACTGCCGTGGCGTATCTCTGACTTGCTCACATAGATGTCGCCTTGGGCTTGACCCCTTCGATACTCGGCTTGAACAGCGGCAGAATAAGCGCCGTTTTCCAAAGCCAGATCACGGATTTTCTGTAGGTCTCGAATATGACGGCCATAGTTTATGTCAAACTTAGCGTCGAGCTCGGCCCGGTAAGCTTTGATAGCTGCGACCACATGTGGACACTTATGTGGGTTGGTCAATTCATAGGCTCGGGTATGAGCGGATGTTTCTGGATAACCCGCCCGGATTGCAGCCTCTTTAAAAGTTATCAGGCCATCATTGCTTACAAGCTCTTTTACAAAAAGCTCTTGCTTGCGGGTCAGGCGTTTATCGACCGTCATTCTCTTTTGACCCCGAGGGTCACTGCGTGGGCTATCAGGATCGACCAGTTTGTTATGCTTTGGCACTGCGCGCTCTTTTATCAAAAGTGGGGAAGGGATGCTTCCGTATTTGGTTTTCTTAACAGGGCGACCTCTTCTCGCTTTGGTCATGCTATCCTCATTAATTAACTATCAGATAAATCCCTTATATAACCGCTACAGTTATATAGGCCAGAAAAAACTTTTTATAAAAAATTTCCCCCGCCCCCCTTAACGCAATATCGATCTTTCTGGTTACATATTTGTACTTTCTCTGTGTAACCACTTATGTAACCAAATTTATTCTTTATATATATACTGTTAAATGCCAAGTTACATAAGTTACGGGGGTTACGGCTTGAAAACAGTTTTTTTTTTTTTTTTTTTTTTCTGGCCTATATACTATAACCGCGTAATTTAAGTTCCGCGGCCCGCGATCTCCGCTCTTCGATCCATGCCCCCCAAACCAAAGGCCCCACGCATTTAGCGCAGGGCCTTGTTTTTAGAACGGTGGCGCATAACTCGACCAGTTTTTAGAACGGTGGTTCTTGATCTTTATGTTTAGGCATCCAGACGATATCGAACTGGTGCATAGCCATAACGTATTCTCTTAGTGTTTGGCCGTACATCATATCAACGGGACTGTTTCGATGTATTTATCATCGTTATGGCTATCGGTTCCGGCATCCTCGTATATATCGCAGGTTGCTTCTCCCGATTTAAGCCATCCTTTGATATCGAACAGGTGTGACCAGCTTCTTTTGAGTTCACCTTTCAGCATCCTCATGGCTTCGCCTTTAGTTTTAGCGATTGCCCAGCAAGTTCCCCCCATTGGGTTTACCATAGCTTTATACTTCATAGTACATTCTCCAAATTGTCAAAAAGCGTTTGAGAGTTGTCCAAACCCTCAAAACCATCTTAACACAAATATGGGAGAAAGTCAACTTACCCTTTTTTTAGTTCGTTGTGCGGAGTACTCGAACAGGCCTTCTCCCTTTCGTTTTTGCACCAGCGAGACGAAACCTTTTTGCGCTGCTTCGAGGGCCGCGAATTTATGTTTACCGCCTGCGTATGATCCGACATGGTATATTATTGTGTCGCCATATCGCGTGGTTTTCAGTGCTTCATCGAAGGTCATTTTTGCGAGAGCGTGGAGTGATATGTCGAGGATCATATGTGTTTTCCGGCTTTGCGTAGGTTTTTGACGAAGGTGCTTAGTTCTCCTTTTGCGGACCAGAGCTCGCGTTCGATATTCAGTCGTCGGGTATATTGCTCGTGGTCTGTTTTATATTTTTCGTCTTGCAGTCTATCGACTTGTCGTCTGAGCCATTTCAGTTCGTTTTGTTGAAACGAGTTTAGTTTATCGTCGTCCATGTTGCTCTCCCTCAGTGCATTTTTTGTTTGTCGATTTCTTCATATAGAAAGGCTCCGGCCATTTCTGATACTAGGGGCCATATTCTTTCGGAATTATATGCGGCAACGATGTTAGCTATTATGACAGCGATATCCGGTCCAGACAGGTCTGGCGGGCAGACATCTAAAATGTCTTCCACGGTCTTTTCTAAGTCTAACATCGTTGCGCACCTTTTGTTTTTGGATTAAGTTATTTTAGAGGCCAGCTTTAACTTTAACCATAATTGTTTGTTGGTTGAGCACTACCAGAAAGCGCCACTTTCCGATCATGGCTGGCCTCACGATTTTTTCCATCAAATATTAATTTCATGTCTTCGAAGGATACTTCTTTTCCGGCCAGAATTTGTTCTTCTATTTTCTGTCGGCGCAGTTCTGTTCCGCTTGGTGGCAATTTGCCGAACACCGCTTTAAAGGCCTGATCTAAAGCGTAATCCATGTCTTCTCTACTCATAATAGCACTCCTATAATTATTCCTGAGAGTACGGCTCCCACCGTTATTCCTGCAACAAAGCCTATTAACCCGGCTAAATCGATCTTATCCATTTTTACGAGGTCTTCCTTTCTTGGCTGGTTTTATAGGCGGGAGGTCCGCGACCATCGCGTCGGGGTTTTTGTGTTTATGTCTTGCATTGACGCCGAGGTTACGAAGCAATTCGTCCCGAAGTTCTGCCAGACCATCGTCGGATTTAATTCCTTCGATACGGTCTATCATATAGTAAATGCACACTCTGTCATCGATCATGTGTCTTCCTTTCTTGGTAAATGGTAATTCTTTTTAACGCCGAACGCAGGGTGTCCCGCCATGTAGCCGTGAACATATGTCATCCAGCGCCCGTCTTTTAACACCGACTTTGGGTGGTCTTTCTGAGCGTTCTTCCAATGCCCGCGACGGAAGTGCCTTGCTTGCCGTGTGCCGCTTCCCTCGTTGTATTCTTTTTGCTCGACTTCACTGCCGACATTCCACGAAACCATGTTCCAAGAGTCTGGCGAGAACCGTCCGATTGTTTTTTTAAATCGGGCTCGCTTTAACGGGCTCACATCCTTTTTCGTCTTCCTTACAAAACTGGGTGTGTTAATAGTTTGAATTAATCCGCAAGCCATTCGACAAACCGTGTAATTGAACAAGTTAATTGCGTCGTTCTCTTTTTCGTTAAAAAAACCTCGCGTGTTAGTTCCCGTTACATTTTCAACCCAAGTCCCTTTAACTATGTCTACAATTCCACAAAAAGTTAATGAGGCTTCACCCATCAATCCAGTTGGAGACAAAAAGTTGACTAGGTAAGTTTTCCCATATTTTTCGTCTTCTGTATCTATGAACGGATCAAGGGGGGAACACATTATTAACCCGTCTGGAATATCGTCCAGATCGTTTTCTAGCATTTCAAAATCAGAGATGTAGAGTCCTACAAATTGCGCGGGTAAAACAGCATCCTTTGATGGTGGGACATCTGGGTCTGGGTACATCTCTGAAAGATTATCATAAACATAATCTTTGATTTCGTTGCAATCAAAGTACTGCACCTTTTGAGTCATCAAGTGTGCCCATTGATGTGTTGAAAAGTCTACGTCAGCCGCTTCAAAAACATCGTGTAGAACCTGTTTTGGCGGGTGTTGTCTAAGAGATCGTACAACTTCTCGTACAAAATACAGCATGTCCTGACGCTTCTTAGGTAGAACAACTCGTTCGCGGTTAAAAAACGGTCTGGATTTGGGGCGAGTCAGGTTATTTTTGCCAAGCCTGCCATGCCCCCGACCACTCATCTGAGGATGAGGCCGCATAGAGTTTTGCAAGTTAATTTGCTCGGCAACGGTAGCTCCTTTAAGGCCTGTGATTTTTGTGATGTCACTCATTTATTCGTCCTCTTCAAAAACAGAGTTACCGATATTTAAAGGCAGTTCGATTGTTGTTGCTCTAAAAGAGCATTTCATACATGCACGGCGGCGGCGCACGGTTGGAAAGCCGTAGGCCGTGTGCTCCCGACTATCTACGGCTTTCATTTTTACTTTGCATTTGGGGCAGTGTGTTACAACGAGGGTCATTACCAGCTGCCCTCATAATAAACGCTGCGCCAGAAGCCGTCCTCTCGGTTGACCCAATCGTAAGCATCTCGAAAAATCTTTACGGTCTTTGCAATCTGTTCAGGCTCTTTGTGAAAAGCGTCTGTTTGAGGTGAGTAGTTTGCTTCGGGCAAATTACCTTGCTTAACTGCGTCAGCAATTTCAAGCAGGAACTCAGGCTCCAGCAAGATTCGTCCGCCAGACTTAACGTAGTCCTGTTCAATGCACTCATGCAGAGCCCAATGCTTACGCCACTGTCCCAAATTGAGGGTTGTGCTAGACACTTCGTAACCATCGACGATGGGCCGCGTGTGTTTGCCGTCGTGCGTAGGGATAAATTTTTCACCCGTTAAGAACATATCAAGTCCCATTAACATTCTCCTGTTTGTTTTTTTTACAGGATATAAATGGTATGGGATAAAGTCAATCTTTATTTTTTAAAAGGTCTTCTAGACGTTCATTTTCCAGCCATAAAACTTCGTGTAACCAGTCCAAATAATCCGCAGCATCGGTTAACATTTCGGCGGCTTGAGGTTCTAATTCTCCATCCTTCAACACCTTTGCTGCAAGCAATCTGAGATCAAATCCTATATCCAAATGAAAAAGCCCCCAGTCAGGACATGAACTGAGGGCTTAGTCACTACATCAAACATTTTGGAGAATGTCTAAGTTATTTGTACGCGACTTTATGGGATGTGTCAACAACCTTATCCCGATTTTGAGCATATACATCGAACATAACTCTAAGCTGTCCACTTATTGTACGTCCGTTGGCCGCGGAATCCAGTTTTATCTCCTTGTAAACCTCAATTGGTACAAGAACACTTTTCCATTTTGTCGTATCCATAAGGCAATCCTCGTCGCTTCAGGCCCAACTGTATAGGAGTTTATGGGAACCTGCAAGAAAAAACCCTCTTGCCGTTTAAGGCAGGAGGGCAGTTGGAAGTGGTGGGCGTATATCGAGCAGTACGCCAAGCCTCTAAACAGCTTCTCCCCAGTTTGGACCCACTTCAACATCACATTTGCTAGGGATTTCTAATGGTACGGCATTTATCATTATCTTTGCAATACCTTCGGCCTCTTCTTTTGTCTTTACAGACATACAAAGCTCATCATGCACTTGCAGCATGGGCAGATAACCTTCTTTGTACAAATCGACCATTGCTTTCTTTGTCATATCCGCGGCAGACGCTTGGATCAGCCTGTTCAAAGCTTTGTAGGTAAACGCCCGCTTGAGACGGCAAGTGTCCCCATATTCCAAAACAGCCTCTTGGTATGGCAGCGCCTTGGTCATTTCGAACGAATCGGGTTCCCAGAGATTAAAACGGCACTTGCGTCCGAGTATAGAGCTTATTGCGCCGCCACTGGCTTTGCTGTTCAGGCGCTCTGTAACCCCGTTCATCAACGCTTTTACGAACGGCACACGGTCATGGTATTGTTTGACCAGCCCTTTGGCTTCGCTGGCCTCAATATCCAGCTGATCGGCCAGTTTAGCGACCCCCATGCCGTACATCATGCCTAGATTGATTGTTTTGGCTTGTTTTCGAGGGATGTCTGCCATTTCGGCAACCATCGTATGAAAATCCATGTTCGGATTGTTTTTGTAGCTTTCAACAAACTCTTCAACCCCGCGGAGCGCGATCCCCCGGCTTTTGCCATATACATGAGCATAATGAACCAAGATGCGCGGTTCTTGTTGCGAGTAATCGATTGACGCCCACTGTTCTCCCTCTTCTGGCAGGAACAATGACCGGATAAGCGGTCCGATCTCAGGATCGCGGGCCGGGATTTGTTGTAGGTTGGGGTTATTCATCGAAAAACGGCCTGAGACAGTGCCGCCATCGTCTCCTCTGATCTGATTGATGTGCGAATGCACTCGACCGTCGCTATGACAGAATTTTAGGATGTTATTTATAAAAGTTCCGCTGGTTTTGTTAAGATTTCGAGCTTGAACGATTAATTGAGGTAATTTTTCCGGATGTTCGGCCAAAAACTGCTTTTTAAACGATGGAGCACCTTTTTCTGTCTTTGGATATGGTATTGATAACTTATCAAAGGCTTTCGCCACAGAGTTTGCCGCCCATATTTCCACATCATTACCAACAAGGCTCCTTATTTCTTTTAAAACGGTTTTTTCTCGCTTGAGGATCGCGTCGCGTGTTCTTTCTGTCTTGTCCATGTCAACGCGGACGCCTCTCCATGTCATATTGACCAAGCAGGGGAGCAAATCCAACTCTAGATTGACAATATTCCAAAGATTTTGCTTTCCGACCTCAACTCTTAGATAATCCCATAGCTGTAGGGTCACTTCGGCATCCGTTTGAGCATATGGTCCGACGTACATGGCGGGCATTTTCCACATATCGGCCTTTGGATCGAACCCAAACTCTTTTGCGGCCTCTCTGAGAAGGCTTTCGTTCTTTGCGAGGCCCAGATATTCGAAAGCTAGTGAGTTTAGTGCATAAGAAAACTTGTTTTCGTCCAAAAGTGACGCTACTACCATCGTGTCGATGATCCGACCGTTAATTTCGAAGCCCATGCGCTTAATCCAGCCCACATCGTACTGAGCATTGTGCATAACTTTGTCTGCGGGGCACTCAAAAACTTTTTTGAGCCATTTATTGACGATCTTTTCGTCTAAATTACCGCCGCCGCGGTGTCTTGTAGGGATATAACCCGCCCAATCGGCTGTTGCGACGGCATATCCGACCACTTCACCGTCACCCACAGCCCAACCGGGGCCGTTTTTCTTGATATTAGGGTCTCTGGTCTCAACGTCGATAGCAATTGTCTTTGCATCGGTAAGATCGGGCAGTTCTGCGGGTGGAACCCACTCAGAATTCAGGGATGGAGTAGCCATTTTAAGCTTCATCTTCTATTCTCTTTATAATTTTTTCTACAGGTAGCGCGTCTCTCTCGACAAATTCCGCTCCCAGCCCGGTGTATCCGGCTTTATCCACCCACGAATCCTCGTGGTCTATCGTTTCTATCAGACGGCTTGTTTTAACCCAATCCATCATCAACGTAACGTGGGCCGGGGTCAGATAACCGTGGCTTTTTAATGCCCCGCTCATTATAATGTTCCACCCATCTGCAATTCGAGCATGATTGTTGTAAGCATCCCCGTAATCTTTGGCGCGTTGGCCGTTGATAAGCTCTTTTGCGGTGTCTAATACTTCGTCGCGTTTCATAGATTGTAGCTCCTTGTGAAGTCTTGTGGTTCGACGATGAATAAATTCTCTTTGGTTCTAGTTACACCGACGTAAAATACGCGGTGCATGTCATCAGAGTTAACATTCATCTGTTGCTCGGCTGCGGGTGATAAATCGGTAAACAATACGACGTTGTCCGCTTCCCCACCTTTTGCCCCGTGGATGGTAGAGACCGTTATTCTGGGCTCACCATTAAATCTTTCCCCTCGACGCAGAAGCGCCGTTACATATGCCCTGTCGTTGTCAGGTATTTTGTTCATTGCCTCGGACCAGATCATGCTGTCGTCGGCTAAAAGCCCGTGGTGCGCGGTCAGCGATTGCATGTTTACGATGTCTTGATCTTCCAGCCCGGGCAGTTTCTTAAACCCTCGGGTAATACGGTCCCCGACTGACATGTAGGCATAGATTTTTCTAGCGGTTGCGCCGGGTATATCCCTACCTTTGCGCAGTTGCTCCCAACCGTTCACGGCGTCACTTAGTTTTTCTGATATGGACCGATGGCCGCGGTATTCGTACAGGTATCCGCTGGACTTTAGTTCGGTAGCCACGGGTTGGAGTTGATATCCGGCTTGAGCAAGCACGAGCCAAGAGCCTTCGGACATGTCCATTTCTTCTATACTAAAGATGCGGCGCACTGATCCGAGACTGTCTACTCTTGGCTCGTAATCTTTTA